GTGGCAGTAGTAAAACCTCACAACATTGTAAAGGTCAAGCTGCTGACATAGAAATATTCGGCATTGGTAATAAAGAATTAGCAGATTGGATAGCAGATAATTGTGAATATGATCAATTAATCTTAGAGTTTCATAATGAAGAAGACTTAAATTCAGGTTGGGTTCACGTATCTTATAATAAAGAAAATAATAGAAAACAATATAAGAGAGCAGATAAAAATGATGATGGTATGGTAGAGTATACTTTTGTATGACAATGAGTAGAAGCCAGATGAGACAACAAGTCTCTAAACCACCACAAAAAAGAAAGTGGACAAGAAAAAGAAAAGCTAGTATAAATTGTGCTAAACCAAAAGGATTTAGTGAAAGAGCTTACTGTGCAGGAAAAAGAAAAAGCGTGGTTAATAAAACAAACTCTAAACGAAAAAGAGTGTAACTTTATAAAAAATTATTTTTTTTTAAAAAAAAGAGTATTAGATTTTAGACTAGCAAATAAGTTCTCTAAAAAAACGTGTGAAATATATGGTTGGGGTGTTTATGGTGATCCTCAATGTAGTTCTAATACTTATTGTAACTATGGAGATGTTCTTAATGATTTGTATTTACTAAAATTTTTACCTTTGGTACAAAAATACGAAAAAGAAAAAATATATCCTACATATACTTATATGAGAATTTACAATAAAGGTGCAATTCTTGAAAAACATAAAGATAGAGACGAGTGTTATATCTCTACAACTTTATTTGTGAGTGGGAAACCTTGGGATATTTTTATTGGTAATAAAAAATTATCTATGCTAAAAGGTGATATGGTAATATATAAAGGTTCTGAAGTAAGTCATTGGAGAGAGAAATTTGAAGGTGATTATTGTTTACAAATATTTTTTCACTATACAAAAGATAAAAAACGTATGTTTGATGGAAGACCTTTACCTGGCATACATAAAAAATTTAATATTCAGGATAGATAATGTTAAAAAAAGAATATGATGTACAAATTATTGATAATTTTTTGGAAAAAGATTTGATAGTGCACTTAGATCAATATTTAACTTACAAAACACCATATTGGTTTAATCATGGCACTCGTGCAACTAATGATAATCATTATGAAGGTAAAAATTTTGGAAGATGTAACTTAAATGTAAATGATATATTATATAACTATATTTTTAATAAAATACAAAAGAAAATTAATAAAAAAGTTATCTGTGAAGATTTATATCTTAATTTACATTTTGCAGATCAACCTGGCGACTGGCATCAAGACCCCTATGATCTTACATTTATATTGATGACCTCTGCTACTAGACATAGCGCAGATGGTTGTTTTATGTATAAAAAAAATAAAAAAATAGTTAGAGTAAAATTTGTTCAAAATAGACTATTAGTATTTCCTGCATCTATTGAGCATAAAGCTTTAGATTCAAAAGAACCACATTATTCAAGGATCACTATGGCTTTTAAATGTAGAGAGATTCAAAAATAATGATAAAATGGTTTTGTTCTGTTTTAAATGTAAAAGTTATAAATGGATGTAATTTACGCTGTGAAGGTTGTAGTCATCATAGTCATATTGCCTCTCTTAAAAGTAAAGTTAACATAGATAAACTAATAGATAGTTTTAAAAAGTTAGAAAAAAGAATATGGATTACTGATCACATATCGTTATTAGGAGGAGAAACTTTTTTAGAACCTAGATGGAGTGAGGTGCTAACAGAAATAGAAAAAGTTTTTCCATATTGCCGATTAAGATTTTACACTAATGGAGTGTATTTGTTAAAAAACTACGATAGTATTTTGAAACATATGTCAAGAGGTACAGAGCTGCATATAAGTATACACGAGAAAAACAATACTACTTTAGGAGCTAGTATAAAAAAAACTATTACAGAGTTTTATAAAAAATTAATACAAGATAAATTTACTGATTTTGAAAGAATATATTATAAAAACCAGTATTTGACTGTCTGGAATAAATCTTTTATTGAAAAGAAAAAAAAGATATATCCACATAATAGTAAAGACATATTCAAAAGTTATGCAGGTTGTGTTTGTCCTAATGTACAATTTTATAAAAATAAATTATGGAAGTGTGCTACGATTGCTTATCTAAAAGACACATTAGGAACATACAAACAACTAAATGACCCTGAATGGCAACCTTATCTTAAATACAAAGGGCTATCTTTAGATGCCTCAAATGATGAATACAAGGAGTTTTTTACAAAACAGTACACACCAGAGTCTATATGTTCTATTTGTCCTAGCAAACATTACAATCTTCCACATAAACAAGATACATCTATACAGAAGGTAGACATAAAGCAACTTTAAATGTATTATTACCTTAGAGGTGATACTATGACAAAATTATGTCCCAGAGGTAAAGCAGCAGCAAAGAGAAAATTTAAAGTTTATCCTAGTGCTTATGCTAATGCTTATGCTTCAAAAATATGTGCAGGAAAAATAAAAGACCCTAGTGGTAAAAAAAGAAAAGATTGGGGTCCTAAAAGAAAAACAAAAAAAGCTAAATTAGGAGGCGAAATGAAATTGAAAGTTAAAAAAGCAGGTTTAGGAGCTATTGCTTTAGCTGATAGAGCAGGTCTTATTAAAGGTAAGGGTGCTGCACTACCAGTGTTTGGTTTGGCAGGAATGGCAAAGTATATGGAGATGAACAGGAAAAAAAATAGAGTAGAAGCTCCAAAACAAGTCAATCAGGCTGCATCAAACGTTTCTAATATAGAAGCAGAAAATAAAAAAAGTATGCAAAATAAATATGGAGCTAAAGAGGGTAAAATGATTAGTACATTTCAAGGTATGGATGTTGCTGGTGGTTCAATAAAAGGTGAACATGGTATTAATGAAAGTATGGTAAATTATTATAAGGACTTAGGCATTGGCTAAGAAAGGATTAAAAGAATGGTTTTCAGAAAAATGGGTAGACATTGGTGCAAAGAAAAAAGACGGCAAGTTTCAAGAATGTGGAAGAAAGTCTGCAAAATCTTCAAGCAGAAAGTATCCAAAGTGCGTGCCACTTGCAAAAGCCACACGGATGACAAAGTCCGAAAGGGCGAGTGCTGTCAAGAGAAAAAGAGCAAAGGCACAAGGCGTAGGAGGAAAACCAACAAACGTTAAAACATTCGCTGTTGAAGGTGGATTAGCAGATTACTATAAAGGAGTAATATAATGGACGAATTTGATAAACAAGTGAGAAAAGATGCGATGGCTGGCTTTAGTAATACTAAAGTAACTAAAAATAAAAAAGCCATAAATAGAACTACAAAGAAAATTAATAAAAATTTAATTGATGATGTGATCAAACCATTAGCTGGTAAGACACCTCCTGGCAGAGTAATAAAAACATTTAGTAAAATAGGTAAAAATATTAAAAAAAAAATAGATAAATTTGATGAAAAAGATAGTGGACTTTATGCAATAGCTGGATTGCCTGTAGTAGTTGGTGCTGTTGAAACTTTAAAAAGTTTAAAAAATAGAAAATCAAAGAAACAACAAGAACTTGGTACTATAGAATATGGTTTTGATACAAAAGCTGTAGATCCTGTAAAGAAGGATAATATAGGAAGATATATAGATAAAAATTTTAGAGCCGCAAAGACTGCAAGAATACAAAGACGACAAACTGGAGGTAGCAGTTTTAGTATACAGGGTAAAGATGCTGCTTTAGATATGTATGATTCTTTTGTTGGTCCTGATGCTGATAAGTTATCAAAAGCAGAAAAAGCAGCACTCGTAGGTTCAAAAGCTAGAAGAGAAATAATCAATAAAGATAAAAGCAGAAGGCAACGTTTAACTGATATTAAACAAAGCAAGTATAGAAATAGGCGACCTTTTGCTGATTTAACACCTGGAGGTCCTTCCAAAATGATACGTAGAATGCAAGAAAAACCAGAACCATTCACACCATACGCTGAAGACTTCAACAAAGGTGGTTTTGGTGCTTTATCTGTTGAGGCTGGTATTGATAATAATTACAACCCCACTCATGCTGATAGAATTGCAGTAGGTAAATTAAAAGAAAAGGGTAAGGGAATGAGAACTGGTGGTATTTGTAGGGGTATAGGTAAAGCTATTAAAGGCACTGGTTTTAGTGGTGTAAAGTAATGGATTTATCAAAAAAAGATATACAAAATATAAAAAAATCTGATTTTGGTAAACAACTTAGAGCTAAAAAATTAGTGTCTAAAGTAGAAGCTAAAAATCTTAAAAATATAAACAAAGTAAAAAGTCAAATTCAAGAAGATATTAACTTAGGTAAAATAAATTTAGCTAATCAAATATTAGAATCTGAAAAAAAACAAAAGCCGATGTCTAAGCTTATGAAAAGATTACCTATCATTGGAGGTATTACCGCAGCTACTGCATTGTATGGAGCAGGTAAACAAGTATATGATACAATAAAAGGAGTAAATAAAAAAAGTGTCGGTGGTATGGCAATTAAAGGTTTTAAAAAAAATACACCAATTTATTAATGAGTAATTATGGCAACTTCAGGAACAACAACATTCGATTTAAGTATAGACGACATCATAGAAGAAGCTTATGAGCGCTGTGCTATTCGAACAAACTCTGGGATGGATTTAAAATCGGCAAGGCGAAGTTTAAATATTCTTTTCAGCGAATGGGGAAACCGAGGCATTCATTTATGGAAGGTAGGCCTCCAAGAGCAACTACTGACAGCTGGGACAGAGACGTACAACGCCCCAAGCAACGCAAACGACATACTAGAAGCTTACATTTCAACAACAACTGGAACTACCTCGTCTACAAACGATATCTCGCTTACAAAGATATCAAGGAGTGAATATGCTGCATTACCTAATAAAGGTTCAACTGGTCAACCTAGTCAGTATTATGTAGATAGACAAACTACTCCTACTATTACTTTGTATCAAACACCTGATGCAGTAACATATACATATTTAAAATACTATTATCTAAAAAGGATTGAAGATGCAGGTAACTATACTAATCAAGCTGATGTGGTCTTTAGATTCATTCCGTGTATGGTGGCTGGTCTTGCCTATTACTTAAGTATGAAAAAAAACCCACAGCTTACACAGCAAAGTAAACTTATATATGAAGATGAATTATCAAGAGCGTTAAATGAAGATGGTCAAAGAACTTCTGTATATATAACTCCACAAACTTATTTTCCACAAGGTGTATAATGGCTTACGCAAGAGGTAAATATGCAAAAGCTATATCCGATAGATCAGGAATGGCATTTAAATACAATGAGATGGTAAAAGAATGGAATGGTTCTTTTGTTCATAAATCTGAGTTTGAGCCTAAACATCCACAAATAAGAAGAAAACATATTAAGGCTGATGCTATAGCTTTAGCAAACGCAAGGCCTAGACCAAAAGACGATAACAAAGACTTTCTTTTATATATCACAAGTGGTTTTTTTGTGAAGAATGGGGACACTGGAATTAATAGTGGTGCAAGTATGAGAGTTTCAGATAGTGGTAATATTTTAGGAACAAAACTTACAGCAGTTGAGATAACAACATCTATAGGTTCTGTTGATGTGGTGATATCATGAGTATAACACATTCTGCTTTTTTAACACAAATTCGTAATTATACAGAAGTAGATTCAAATGTTTTATCTGATACATTGTTGGATCAATTTATAAGAAATACTGAATTAGATATTGCGGGAAAAGTAGATTATGATGATATAAGAAGATATGCTACTTCAAACACTGGTACACAAAGATATTTAAATGTCCCAGATGATTGTATAGTGATAAGGTCAATACAAATTATATCAAGTGGGACAAGAACACATATAGAAAAAAGAGATACGTCTTTCATAGGCGAATTCAATTCAACAGATGCAACTGGCTTACCTAAATATTTTGCAAACTGGGATGATAAAAATATTGTGTTCGCACCTATACCAGATCAAAACTATGAAATACAAATAAATTACATTAAAGACCCACAACATTTTACTTCTACACAAGATACTTATTTGTCAAAACATTTTGAAAATGTATTACTTTATGGTGTTCTGGTTGAATGCTTTAGTTATTTAAAAGGTCCTATGGATATGTACAAATTATATCAAGCTAAGTATAATGAAGAGATACAGGCGTTTATGGTACAACAAACTGGAAGACGTAGACGTTCTGAATATAATGACGGAGTGATGAGGATGCCCATACCCTCACCATCTCCATAACTTAAAGGAGTAAAATATGGCAATAACAACAAGTGTAGTTTGTAATGTTTTTAAAACAAATGTTTTAAAAGGAACTCATAACTTTACCAATCCTGGTGGAAATACTTTTAAATTAAGTATGTATACATCAAGTGCAACTCTTGGTAAGTCAACAACATCTTACACATCTGATAATGAAGTAAGTTCACCATCAGGTTATACAGCAACTGGAAAAAATTTAGCTGCTGTAACTCCAGTTTTAAGTAGTGATACTGCTGTGGTGGATTTTGCTGATTTATCTTTTGTAGGTGTTACACTTACAGCAAGAGGTGCATTAATTTATGACGATACAGCTACTGGTGATCCAGCAGTTGCAGTTTTAGATTTTGGTGGAGATAAAACAGCTACTTCAGGTACATTTACAATACAGTTTCCTACTGCTAATGCCTCAGACGCTATACTAAGAATAGCATAGGAATAAAAAATGGCTAACGCTTGGGGTGAAGCCTCCTGGGGACAAAACGCTTGGAATAAACAATCGGATGTTGACCAAACACCTACTGGCGTTTCTTCAACAGGTGCAGTCGGTTCGACTACTGTAACAGGAAATTGTACAGTTACAGTTACTGGAGTATCTGTTTCAAGTAATGTAGGGACAGGGACTATTGGTATAGCTGTAGACCCTTTTACAGTTACAGGTGTTTCTGTAAGTTCTTCAGTAGGTTCGTCTAGTGTTGGTTTAGGCAGAATCGAAACAGTTACTGGAGTAAGCTCTTCTACTGCAATTGGAGCTGTAACCATACCAACAGAATTTTTAATTAACACAGGTTGGGGAAGAGGTCTTTGGGGTGGTAGAGCTTGGGGTGAAAGATATTCTGTAGAGGCTACTGGAGTATCAGTAACAAGTGCTGTAGGCTCAAGCACTATACAAGCTAATGCAGACGTTTCAGTTACAGGTGTAAGTGTATCAAGTAATGTTGGCTCAGTCACTATAACAGCATTTGCTACAATTTCACCGACAGGAGTACAAGGAACTTCTGCTTTGGGAACTATATCACTTGAACAAGATACTAACGAAACAGTAGGTGGTTTGGGTTTAACAAGTGCTGTTGGCGATCCAGTTACAGGACAGAAAACTCCAGTTGATGTTACAGGAGCAAGTGTAACAAGTGCTGTTGGCTCAGTTACAGTTACAGGAACAGCAAGTTTTTCTGTAACAGGTGTTTCCTCAACAGGTGCTGTAGGAACATCCACGTTTAAATCTACTTATACAGTTACAGGAATAAGTGCAACAACAGCAGTTGGAG